ATGAACACCACCACCCGTTCATCCACAACACACCACCACACAACCATGAACACCACCACCCATTAATATCCAACACACCACCACCCAACCATGAACACCACCACCCATTAATACCCAACACACCACCACCCAATAATGCCCACCACCACCCATTAATACCCTACCCTTAGTACCCCAATAATGCCCATCACCACCCATTAATACCCTACCCTTTGTAGCCCGTTCATACCCGCCCATTCATACCCCGACCATGAACACACCGCCCATTAATACCCTACCCCTTGTACCCCGATCATGAACACCACCGCCTTATAGCACAACGCCACGAACAACTCAATAAAATAATGCAATTCTATACATAGCATTTTCCAATGAATAAAAACCAAACAAATTAAACCAAAGCACTAGACATAATCGCCAATGGCTGGTATATTGTAATTGTTCGGGAACGATCTAGATAAGGAGATTGAGGAAGATGAAAGAATACGCGGAAGAATGTAAGAGCAATTTTGACGACGATTTAAACGAACTTAACAAAAAGTTTGATACAGAGGAGAATAGACAATGCCTAACCGATCTACTAGGCGGTTAACAACGCTATCGGTTCATTACTGCAAGCCACTTAGCCGCTATGAAATAGCAATGGAAACAAACGATGGGCTAGAATATGTGGGCCTGATTAAAGCAGATTCTATGCGCAGTTTAATTGAATTTATTGCGCGTAAAATAGAAATCTTTGAGCAGCCGAGTTAGAAAAAGGGAAGGTGACCAAAAAATGCATGTAACAAAGGCTAATCACGTTTGGAGAACTAAGAACGTTACCGCTTGCGACATTTGCCGCAATGGTAAAAAGATCGCCACGCGCGAATACCCCGCTTCCGCTGGCATGGCGCGTATCTTCAATCTAGCTGTTAAGGAGTTTGGAGAAGATATTTCAATCCAACGCCCTAAACAGCTTAGCAAGGTATATGTTATGCCGTTGGATGAATTCTTTTCAACTGCAAAATGTATTGATTCAAAAGAAATTGATTAAGGAGATATTAAAATGGAAAACATGGAAATTGCAAACGCTGAAGTAACCGAAATCGCTAACACTGGTAATGCAGTGTATGGTTTTGCTGCATCCTACGATCTGTCTACCGAAGCAGGCCAGATTGCGGCTTTCAATGCGGGTGTTGCATCTGATTACAAGCTTTCGGACTTTGCCGGTAAAACTATCGTTATGACTGCATGGCTTGTTGAGCCTATTGAAGCGGTAAATCAGCTTACTGGTGAGCTGGAAAACCGCCCTCATATTGTCATTACTGACGCAGACGGCGCCACGTATGAAGCGCAGTCCGTTGGCCTTTACCAGGCGTTGCAGCGCTTGAAGGCAATTCGCCCGGTAATTGATGCAGACAACCCCGCGACGATCGAGATTATTAATCGTAAGGTCCGTCTTGGTTCTATGCTTACTTTTAAGCTTATTGGCTAAATTGCGGTAAACTTTAAGGGCGGCACAAATGCCGCCCTTTTTTGATAAAAGAATGCCCCTCACTAGGAGGGGCAGGAGATTAGGAGGGGCAATGAAGAAGCGTACCGAGTTAGACAAAGAAGTTTCTCGCTTGCAGAAGAATGCCCGAAACAAATTATACCGCTTGCGCAAGAAAGGCGCAATAAATGCGCAAATTTCAGCCGCTTTTAATCCAGTAATTCCAGCAGTCGAGCTAAAAGGAATGAGCGTAGTTGAAAAACGCCAGTACGCACAGAAGCTTCGCGAATTTAACGACCGTGAAAACACATATACCTTTAAAAAAGGTACCGAGGTAGTAATTCAGCGTGAGGGAACGCCAATTATGAGCGCTGAATTATGGCAACGCCGCTTGGAAGAAGCCGAATTGAACGTTATTCGGTCTGAAAATGCCGCTCGGCTTAAAAGCATTCGAGAAACTGTTTTAAATAAAATCCCCGAATCGCAAGTTCGTAACATTGATTTTATTGAATCGCCGATGGAATACGCAATAGACGACGGGCGTTTTAGCGCTATCAAGCCCGTAATTCGTGAGACGGAATTTAAACCAGGCGCAAAATCAAGCTACAAGAAAATCAAATCGCGCCTTACTTCCGTGCTTGATACTGATAGGCTTTTGCAATATAAGAAAGCCGCTATTAATAAGCTAAGAGACAATGATATAGACGAATCAGTTTTGAAGCAGCTTTCAAAATTGACAGCTGATGAAATGGCATACCTGCATTTTTATACCGATTTCGGCATATTGGTCGATACTTGGCAATATCAAACAGATTATGAAGAGGGTTACCGCTGCCCTAGTGCTTTAGAATCCAACGCAAGTGAAACAGCGCTAAAAGAACTTTTGCAATTTATCGGAAAATGAAAAAGTCTATTATTGAATATGCGGCCGATTTTGAAACCAACACCAGTGCGGAGGGTTGCGCAGTTAATCCCGTATGGGCATGGGGAGTTGCCCCGGTTGGTGCCAATACTGGTGAACTATTTGAATATGGAACTAGCATAGAATCATTTATGGCATGGGCGTTCGATCATCCAGGCCGCTATTGGTTTCATAACGCAGCGTTTGATACTAAATTTATTATTTCTTGGCTGCTGTTAAACGGATATAAGCATACCGCTGAGCGCGAGCCAGGCGCTGGAGAATTTACCTTGCTAATGGATAGTTTAGGCAAGTTCTACCATATGCAAATTACGAACGAATGTTCTACTTTTGAAATTGCAGACAGCTATAAAAAACTGCCTATGACTCTCGCAAATGTCGCAGGCGCGTATGGCCTGGAAATGACTAAAGGTGAAATTGATTATGATATTTTTCGTGAGCCAGGGCATATTTTAACCGCACTTGAATTGGACTATTTGCGCCGCGATGTTTTGATCCTGGCTAAAGCGCTCGATCATCGCTTTGAATTAGGTACCAAATTAACAACTGGCGCAGACTGCTTATCAGCGCTAAAGGATCTATTCGGTAAACGCCAATGGCGCGTGAAGTTCCCCGAGCTTGATACCGAGCTAGATTCAATACTGCGAAAAGCGTATAGAGGTGGTTACGTATACGCAAATCCGGCGCATGTAAATAAGCACCTAGGAGAGGGTGGGCGAATTGACGTTAATTCGCTTTATCCCTTTGTCATGCATGATAGGTGCTTACCAGTCGGTAAGCCGCTTTTGCAACCTGGTAAGCCTATTAAAAGTGAAAATTATCCACTATGGATCAGTGAAATAACCTTTTCGGCGCACCTGAAAAACGGCAAATTGCCATGTATTCAGGTTAAAGACAGTCTATTTTTTAATTCCCGCGAATATCAAACCGACATTGACGAGCCTATTACTATGATGCTTACCAATGTTGATTGGGCATTGATAAATGAATGCTATGCGGTAGACGTAATAGCATACGGCGCTACGTACTATTTTCGTGGCGTGGATGGTCTTTTCAAGGAATATGTAGATGCTGGCATGGTTGGCAAAATGAATGCTAAAAGCCCTGGTGAGCGCATGAATTGGAAATTGTGGCTAAATAACGCTTACGGAAAATACGCGCAAAAAATTAAAGTGCGTGGCAAGGTGCCGCGCCTTGATTCTGATGGTATTGTGCATTACGTTATGGGTGAGGAAACCGTGCGTAGGCCGGTGTATTTGCCAGTCGGAATTTTTGTGACTGCCTGGGCGCGTGATTACACAATTCGAACGGCGCTAAAATTTGGAGATCGCTTTATCTATTCAGATACCGACTCTATACATTTTATTGGTTCAGAAATACCGAACGATATTTTGATTGATTCTAAAAAACTGGGCTATTGGGATTTAGAAGCAGCGTTTGCCGATTGCGTGTGTTTGCGCGCTAAAACATATGCAGAAGCAGAATATTCTTACGACAAAAACGGTAATTTGACCGTAAAACCGTGGGCGTACACATGTGCGGGAATGGTTGAACCGCTTAAACAGATTATGAGGATTGAGGATTTTCACCCTGGCTTTACCACAGATTTTGAAAAATGCGAAAACGTGCCTGAGATTTACCATGATAAATCGAAGTGGAAAATCGTACCGCAATCCGTAAAAGGCGGCGTTATACTTGTGCCAAGGCCATTTTCGATTAGATAAGGGTACAGAATGGATACTTTGGGTAGTGACGGAATCGCTGCTGTTTTTTGCCTAGGCTTTATCGCGGGTGATTACGTATCAGGCGTGATTAAAGCGGTCAAAAACAAGGAATTATGCAGCACAAAAATGCGTCTGGGCTTATGGCATAAAGCTGGTTTTATCGGCGCATTGGCGCTGGGCTACGCGTGCCAATTGGCGGTTAACTACGATCTTTTGCCAACGTCATTCAATGCCGTGTTTGGTGGCGTTTGCGTGTATGTAATTGCCACCGAAGCAATTTCAATTTTTGAGAATTTGTGCAATCTATCGCCCGAATTGGGCGATTCGCCCCTAGCAGCGCTTTTGAAAGTAAAGGAGAACAAAGACGATGATTAAAGGTATTGACGTATCGAGCCACGACAATTTTAACGGTTCAGAATTTAAGGCGAACACGGAATCATGCTACCGTGATTCTGATTTTGTCATTGTAAAAGCAACGCAAGGCGTAACCTATGTGCATAGGCAGTGCGACGCTATTATTAACCGGTGCAAAGCTGACGGCAAACTGTGGGGCTTTTACCATTACGCAGGCGGTAACGATCCCATTGCCGAAGCTGAATTTTTCTATGATCAGTGCCGAGGTTATTTTGGGCATGGTATCCCCTGTCTTGATTGGGAATCAATCCAGAACAAGGCTTGGGGTGATTATAACTGGTGCCGTCAGTTTGTAGATAAAATTCACGCATTGACGGGCGTTTGGTGCTTGATCTATGTGCAAGCTTCTGCACGTAAACAGGCTGCAAACTGCGCTGATGATTGTGGCTTGTGGATTGCTGGTTATCCCGATTATCGCAATTCGTGGGATATGCCTAGTTTTAGATACGGCACAGATCCGTGGAAAACGTGGACTGTTTGGCAGTATAGCTCCTCTAATGGAGTTACTGACCGCAACTATGCGCAGCTTAGCCGCGAAGCTTGGGGTAAGATCGCGCTAGGTAGTGGCGAACCGGCAACGCCCGAGCCAGCGCCAACGACTAAACCGACTGCTCCAGCAAATTGCGATGTTGCGAACGTCCAGGCATGGGCAGGGTCAACGCCTGATGGTATTTACGGTCCAAACACTAAGCGCGCTTTGCTAAAGGTGTTGCAAAGCGAGCTAAATAAACAGTTTGGCAAGGGCCTTGCTGTTGACGGAATTTGGGGGCCGAAAACTCGTGCGGCATGCGTTAATGTTCGCAAGGGTGCACGAGGAAACATTACCAAGGTTTTGCAGGGTGTGCTTATATGCAATAATTACGATACAAATGGTTTTGATGGTATCTTTGGCGGAGGGACTTATTCGGCAGTTCGCCAGTACCAAGCCGACAACGGGCTTAGCGCTGATGGTATTGCAGGCAAAAATACGTTTGCAAAATTGTTTGGTTAGTGCTATAAAGCAATTAAGCGTGCGCACCCCCTGCGCTGGTAAGTAGTTATTAAGGAATGCAATACCGTGAGGTATCCTTACATAACGAGCAGTGCAAGGCTTTTTAATCAGCGTTCGCGGAATTGCCGCGCTTGACCTTAAATCCCCTGGTCATGCCTAAAGGCTATAGACCAGGGGATATTTTTATAAGGAGGAAAACCAATGACGCTCGATGAATTGCTTGCAATGGACGAAATTGAAGATTTGTCCGAATGGCGTAACGGTGTATCCCAAGGCGTTGCCGATCTTTCGGCAGGAATGCAGGCGCGGCTTTCCGAGCTTGAGGAAAAGCTTACCGAAGCCGAGAGCAAGTATCAGGAAGTCGCCGCACGTAATTATGAATTGTTGGTTGCCGCAACCGCACCCGCTGCTGACGGAGGCGAAGAAGGCGAAGAATCGCAGGAAGAAATTGCAGAGAAATCTATTGATGCTTTGTTTGCAGATAAGGAGAATTAATTATGGCAGCTAGTAAGGTAGCGGCAACAAATGCCGAAATTATTAACGCCGTGCGTAACAACGCAAGTGAGCAGTACCGAGCGCGAATTCCAGAAATTACCGATAACAATTTGACTAAAACGCTCGCGCTTTTGCAGGAAAACACGCTTTTGTGGAACGAGTTCATTCAGGTACTTGTGCAGCGAATTGGCCTTACGCTGTTTCGCACCAATTCATTTGAAAACCGCTTGAAGCCTTTCAAAACTGGCGCAATGACCTACGGCGGTGTTGTTCAGGAAATTGGCGCAAACCTAATCAAGGCTAAGGCATATGACCCGAACGACACCAACGTTTTTGGTGCAGACAAGCCAGACGTAAAGGCTATTTATCATTCCGTAAATCGCCGTGACCGCTACGATCTGCGTTTGAATGAGGATATGCTTGAAGAGGCATTTGTGCAGGATGGGCAACTTTCTGCGTTTGTCAATAGCTTGCTTGCATTGCCGCAGCAGTCTGATGAGAACGACGAATATTTGATCATGCGCGATATTTTGCGCAAGGTCCATGACAGTGAGGGAATGGCTACCATTCGTGTACCTGACATGTTCGCAACTGGCATTACCGCAGATGAAAAGCGCGTTGCTGGTGAAACCATTGCGGCAGTTCTGCGCGAGCATTATTTGCAGATGAAAAACTTTTACAATACCAAGTACAACAATGCAGGCATGCAGGTAACTTCAGATGATCTGGTGCTAGCAGGTACGCCGCGTTTCTTCGCTAATTTCGATGTATCTGTTTTGGCAGCGGCTTTCAACATGGATAAAGCAAATTTCCTCGCAGATCGAACCGTTGTAATCGATGATTTTAATATCCCCGGTACCGATATTGCGCTTATGGATCGTGATTTTTACGTGTGCACTGATACCAAAATTAAGAGTGCTTCGATTTATAACCCCGCCACGCTTGACCTTGATTATTATTACCACCATTGGGGCGTGTACTCCGCCTCGCCAATGCGTAACGCATTGCTTCTGTCCACTGTAGAGGAATCTAATATCACGGCGGCTCCCGCTCGCACGGTTACCACTGTTGCAGTTAAATTGCATGATGCGGTTACAGGAAATAAGGTTATTGAGCCTGGTGCAGAAATTGCGCTTGATACCGTTGTAACCTATTCCGATGAATCTAGCGATGGACGAGCCTATACTATTATCACTGGTCAGACGGCAGCCGAGGCGGCGGCAGGTGTTTGGAGTGTGGTGCTTCCCGACACGGGAACCTATATTGACCGATTGGGCGTTTTGCACGTATCGGAAAATAGCAAGTATACTGCTATCACCGTTACGGCAATTTCGAATGCCGATAACAAAAAGTCTGCTAATATTGTCCTTGCTGCTAAAGCCTAAGGAGAGTGTTAAATATGCCAACTAACGTAACGCCGTTTAGTTGGGCGATTCAGTCCCGCGTCACCCTTTGCAGGGTGGCGTGGGACGATTCGTATAAAGATGTTGTTTCTTTTGAATCGCCCGAAAAGCGAAATGAATATTTTGATTCGCTTAAAAGTGAATCGCTTGTTTTAGATAATTACACCTATTTGAAGCCGAATGAGCCTATCAATATCGATGTTCCTTTCCACAAGGCATATACCTACAATTATCTGATTGTCGATAATCCTAAAACCGATGATCCCGACGACGTAACGCCGCCACGCTTTTACTACTTTATCGAGGGTGCGGCTATGCTGAACCCTTCCACTACGGCGCTTACTTTGCAGCTCGATGTTTTCCAGACTTATCTATGGCAATTCCGATTGGGCGTTTGCTTTGTTGAGCGTGGCCATTTGGCAATGGCTGCAATGCATAACCGGCTGGAATCTGGCAAATACAACGTGGCAGAGACACTGCGCATATTTGGCGTTGCAAGCGAAGGACTGGACGTTGGCAGCGAGTACACAATTTCGCGTGCTGAAATGTTCGATTTGAGCGCCAAAAAATGGGCTGTTATCATACAAAGCAATACCGACCTTGCAACCGATTGGGGCACACGCGATAACCCGTCGCTTAAAACCGCTGATGGGCAAATGACTGACGGCCTAGCAAGCGGATGCAATGTATATGCAATTGAATCGTGGGATTATTCGGCATTTATGAAAAAGGTTCGCGATGCACCGTGGGTAGCAAAGGGAATCGTTTCAATTTCAGCATTTCCAAAAACCGTTTTGACAGATGGCCCAACTGTATCACTCAACGGCATTAACGCGCACTTTTTGGGTGATACACCAGATGAAGGCGTATATTTTACTTCGGAAGAACCAATTCTAGAGCAGCTAGGAAGCATTACTAGTGGTGATTTTAAATTCGTGGATAAGCTGAAATGCTTTCCTTACTCGGTTATTGTTAATTACCAAGGTAATTCCTTATTGCTAAAGCCTGAAATGGTCAATGATAAAAAATTGACGCTAAAGCAAATGGCCTGCGCCGCACCGCCATACCAGAAAATTGCCTTTTTCCCTGCACATTATGGCGAAGCGGTTGGCGATTCTGGTTACGGAAAAGCTGGCTACTACACTATGGACTATACAGAGGGGAAATATTCAGAGAAAACTCATGAAGTTAACTATGGTTATTGGCTCGATACGGCGATCTGGTTTCAAGACTTCCCGCAGATGTCAATAGTGAACGATGAATATGTAAATTACCTTGCTAGCACCACTAACCGCCGCCAATTCTCCTACAATGCAGCTGGCTGGTCGCAGCAAAAAAGTTTAGCGGGCAATCAATTGACGTATGACCAGGCGCAACAACAGCTAGCTAACAACCAGGCGAACCAGGATATTAGCAACATACAGCAGGGCATTAACATGGGTTTGTCTGCGCTGTCTAGCGGCATGGCTGGAAACCCCGCGGGTGCTCTAATGGGCGTTGCCGGTGGGGCTACTAATTTAGTTGCATCTAATTTGCAGTTCCAAAATAACCAGCAGTTAGCGGGGCAATTTGCTGATCAGAATAAAAATTTATCTGACTGGGCAGCTAAGGGCGATTATCAAAACGCTATTGCCGGTATTGATGCAACGGTTCAAGATGCAGCACTGACACAGCCTAGCCAATCGGGACAGATGGCGGGAGACGGTTTCAATCTTTCTAATGGTATGATGATCGTACAGATTCGCTATAAAACGATTACTGCACAGATGCAAGAAATTGTTGGTAACTACTTTTTGAAATACGGCTATGCAATTCGTCAATACCTGGTGCCGCAAAAAGACTTTATGTGCATGGAAAAATACACCTATTGGAAGATGCTCGATACGTCTATTATCTGCTCCACCGCTGACGAGGGAGTTAAAAACGCTATTCGCGGCATTTTTGAAAAAGGCGTTACGGTGTGGCGAAATCCTGGCGATATAGGCCGTGCCTACGGCGCTGATAATGCGCCTATACGAGGGATTTATGGGTATGATAGAGAGGTGAAATAATGAGCACTAGCTTACCAGACTACGCTCAATCAGTATGGATTGATGAATCAGAGTTGATGCTTGGTAAGAAGCACGTTCGCGAGCTGCTAGACAGCGCACAATCATATGATCAATTACAGTACCGTTTTTGGCGCACGTATCTAGAAAACGTCGCAATTGCTGGTTTTACCTGGGAAAACATACCTGCTGGCATTGATCCACGCGCTATTGAATATATCCTGCTTTACTATGGGATGGGCGCCTTATTTACGGAAAGCGGTGGCGTTCTTTTTGCGCAAGCGGTACCAGCTGAAAACGTCAATATGTTTTACAACCCAAATAAAATCAATTTGTTTTCACCCGCGGGGCAATGTTGGCAGCGCCATTGTAATTTTTGGGTCAATGCCGAAAATGAAGTAATGCCCCGTGATGCCGTTATGCTTTTCGATAACATGATGAGAACGCCGCTAAGCGGTTTTATCAACAATTACGCTAAGCGACTTGCTGCAATTGACCGCACAATCGATATTAACGTTGGAGCGCAAAAAACGCCATGGATCATAACTGGCCCCGAGGAAGCTAAAGCGACCAAAAAGGGCATCATTAAAGACTTGAAAAACAATAAGCAGTTTATTAGCCAGAACAGCGGAATGGCGGATATTGTCAATTACGAGGTTCTCAACACTAACGCACCTTTTGTTGCTGATAAATTGCTTGATGCCAAGAAGCGAATACTCGATGAAGCGATCACGTTTTTAGGCGCAGACAATGCCAACACCGATAAGCGCGAGCGCGTCAACACACAGGAAGTTCTATCAAACAATGAACAGGTTATGCTGATGCGCAATTCTCGCCTAAAGTGTCGCAAGGAATTTTGCAAGGTGGCTAACGTTGTTTTTGCTGAATACCTAGATGCCCCTATTGATGTATCGTGGTCAGTTCCACATTTGCGCGAAGCAGAAGCGCCCGAAGTAATGCCTAATAAAGATATTGACGGAGAATAAACAATGCTAATATCAGACGATGCACCGACCTTGCGCGATGTCGTACATTTGTATGGCAATGACCTATGGGACGCGGCGCGCCCTTACCCGATTTGGGATGAATCAGAACGCGAGGAACTTCAAAACAAAATATATGATCATTTCGAATTTAGAAAAATAGCGCAGGACACCCCCGCGCTATTTGTTGCATATCTTAATCGCCGTATGCGCGAGATGATGCCAGTAATTAACCCGATTTTTGCCGCGCTTGCCAATGAAAAACTAGACATTATGGCAACATACAGCTCCGAGGATACGAACATTAGTTCGTCTGAATCGAACAGCAGCGCGCGGCAGATTTTCAGCGCCACCCCGCAGGCGCAATTGTCAGGCGCTAAAGATTATGCAACCAATCTTACCGACAACACGGGGAAGGGAACAGACCAGGGAAAAAGCACTAGCACGCATAAAGGAACGCAGGGGCAAGCCGCCGAAGTATTGACAAAGTGGCTCACAGGTGTTAACAATGCACTATACCTAGTTTTTAATGGCTTAGAGCCATTGTTTAATCAACTCTATGATGATGAGGGATTTTAATATGGCAGTGTTTGACGGCCTAGCAGGCTTAGACTTTGCTTATAAGGGTTTTCAATACCCATTGCCGCCTAGCTGGAAAAGGGCGGTTCGATTAGAGGACCAAATAAATTGGTTGCTCCAGGCGCTAATGTCTGTAAATGATTCTGGCATCAATGACGATGAATTGAATAAAGCTATTAGCGAGCTTGATGCTGATTTGCAAGGTCAGATTAACGACCTGCGCAGCGGCTGGGAATCGGGAGACTCACGCTTGCAAGAGCAGATCAAAAATATTACCGCTGGTCTGTTCCTTGTCCATAACCCCATTACTGGCTCATATGATTATCACCAGGTTGCATTTCGGCAGCTTTTTGACGCTTGCCGCCCGTATGCTGCTACCTATGCAGACCTCGACTATTTGGGAATTGGCGAAGCAACGGCGCACGGAACCGCACAGACCGATCAATATCTATCGTATGCTGATCTGGATGCGCTAACATACGCCTCATTTGCAAACCGTGATGGTGCAATGACCGAGGGGGCAACGCTATACCCTGCCCCCGCGCCTGATGATACTGGGCGCATGGTTACCGCTGAATACGCAACTACCGATGAAGTTTGCTATTTCTCACTTGACTTTTACGGTCGTTTCGTTCTTAAAAATGCATGCGAAAAGGGAAAGAAAGATGCATCACTTATTGCATTGTTCAATGATGCTCTAAACTGCGCAATAACCCCAACCGCTGCAATTCAAGATATTGAACCTGGCTTTGATTATTCGCCCGTTATTTTTAACACCTATGGGGACATGGACGCGAACGGCGTTCTTGGATATAAGGAGAAATTGTAATGCCTACACCTAATTTTAATTTACCACTGATTAACGGCGCTTCACCTATTTCAATTGTTAACGACATGAACGCCCTTGCTAGTGCTGCTGATTCAGCCATGGGAACGCTTGCAACGCAAGGTGATATAGCCGCTGTTAAGACCATAGCAAACAACGCCAATAGCACAGCAACGCAAAGCTCGGTTTATGCCGATGAAGCAAAGTCGATCGCTAACGCCGCTAACACCGCTGCAACCTCGGCAGGCGGAGCTGCTAGCACGGCTAACGCCACGGCTAACTCTGCATACAGCCTTGCTACAGACACAGATACCTTTATTAAAAACTACACTACCTTTGATCTAGTGCCAACTGAGCAGCCATCTGGCCTTAGTACTAGCAAGTTTGATTTCCACGTTGCCGTAAACCGAAATAGAACCTCCTTTAGAATTTGGGGGCAATTTTACTTTACGCATGGCGATAGCATATCCCTTGTTAGCATTCCAGGGCAAACTCGTTACGGCATTAAACTTACCAATTCATCGCCACTCTCGCCTGTTACTAAGTCATACACATTTAGTTTGGGAATTGGCACGTGGGACTCATTTACCAACATTAGTCAAGGAAAAATAGGGCTAACTTCCGCAGCGGTTGGCACTGATGGAAATATATACGTTGCAACATTCGAGCGTAACAACATTGCGCCAGCCACTTCTACCACATATTATTGCGTTGCAGCCCCTTCGCAATACATAAACGCTGATTTTGGCGATACTCCACAGCCAGTTAATCCGTAATGCCTAACCTTGCTAACACATCGTTATACGCCATGTATGTTATCGGCGCGGTAGAGAGCGAACATAACTGGGGAGCCGTCTACCGCGTCGATCCAATTACTATTGGCATGATGCAAGAGTACGGGCAAAATGCATCAAACTTGCTCAAAATGCTGCGAACAGGCGATCCCGAGGGGTACGCTGCTTTTAAAGCGGCGGCCCCTCAATTAGACGCTGACGTAGACGCGCACGGGGGTAGCTGGAATTGGTGGACTTCCCGATATTTGACCGATTCAGAAGCTAATGCGTGGGTGGAGTTCGCAAAGCGTGACGCTAACCATAAAACGCAACAGCAGAAATGGTTCGATCAATTTCAAAATGAATATGTTCCTGCTCTGGAAAAGTTCGGCCTATCGCAGGATAGACCGCAAACGCTTGTTTTTGCGGCTTGCATGTACCACCAAAGTCCGCGCAGCGCTGGGCAGGTGCTTAGATCATGCGGCGGTAATGCTACGCTTGAAACCATGCGTAACACGGTATTGAATAATGGAGTACTTGGCAAATACAAGAACCGTTATAACCGCACCTATGACATGCTAAAGGATTGGGACGGTAACAGCGCACCGCCTGACTTCGGGCAAGTCGGCGGCGTTGAATCGGGAGGCGATTCGCCGACGCAATCGACGCAGCAAGCAAGCCAGGTTAGCTATTGCCAGCTTGTGAATAATGAACTGGTTATTTTTGGGCTTTCTGGTTTTGCGAATGGCCTGGTTTGCCAAAAAATGGGGCCTAATATTTGGGCGCCGTCTGCAAATGTTAATGGTCACCCCAACAGCACCGATAATGCCACTACTGACCAGGGCAACGACACGGGCAGCGATGCAGCGCGCAAAGTTGTTGAATTATATAAGTCATGGGAGGGCAAATTTCAGTATTCACAAGGAGCGGGTAGGCTCGATCCGGTAAACAGCGGGGTAGGGGATTGCAGCTCTACAATCTACGCCGCTTATAAGCAAATTACTGGTATCAATGTAGGAACCTGGACAGGCGACATGTCAAGCAAAGGAACGCTAATTACGCACGGCAAAGGTAAAAACTTACCGTTTGCACAGATGCAATTAGCCGACCTGGTGCTAATATCATGGGGCGGTTCATCTAACGAATCGGGCGTTGGTCACGTTGAGTTATACGTTGGCAATGGTCAGATCATGGGGCACGGCGGCGGAAGCCACCCCAAAGGCCCCTGGCTAAAAACCGACCCATCTAATTATTTATCGAACAAATGTACGTGGTGGATTAGGCGTTATCTATAATGGCTGATTTTTATTTGCAAAAATATATGGAAAAGACGTTATCGTATAACGCCCCTATGACAATCGCCGTTGGTGGTAATTCTATTGGTAAAACCTATAGTTTTACGTATCAGGGAGTAAAGGAATTTATCAAAAGCGGTAAGGAATTCGGCTGGATTCGCCGTTACGAAACCGAGCTTAAAAAGGCGGCTGCAAACTTCTTTGATGATTTGGTTGAGCATGATGAATTCCCTGGCTATATTTTTAAGACAGATAAAGAGCACGGCTACATTGCTAAAAAGCCGTCTGGCAAGTCTAAACCAGATTGGCGCGTGTGTTGCCACTTCTTCGCGTTGAGCAAGCAAGGAACTTACAAGGGAACTGCGTACCCGCGCGTTAAGCGCCTGATTTTCGATGAATATATTCGCGAAGTAAAAACGCCACCAGGTTATCTGTATGACGATATTGGCAAACTTTTTAAATTGTGGAAAACTATTGGACGTAAACGCGAAGATTGCCAATTGTACTTACTTTCAAACGCCGTTGACCTGGTCAACCCCGCGTTTTTATGGCTAGGCATTACTGACGAGCCTAAGCCTGGCTATTCCTGGCATAACAATAAAACGGTGCTTTTGCATCACATTAAAGATGCTGAATTTGCTCAAAGCGAACGTGATACGCTGGTGGGCAAGGTTATTGCTGGTACGGAGCTGGAAAAAGTCATGATCGATAATGAGTTTGCGGCTTCAAATGATATGTTCATTGCAAAGAAAACCGCTAACGCAAAATATCGTTACGGCTTCAAATATTGCGGGAATGTTTATGCAATTTGGCTTGACAATTCTAACGGGCTGTTTTACGTAAATCGTAAAGCTCCTAAAGGTGGTTTAGTGTACTCGCTAACTACCGAGGATCATAGGCCAAATATGTATTTGGTTGAATCGGCTGGAAAGTTTGCACGGCAAATTGGTCGGTTATACGGCAACGGCGTTGTTCGTTTTGAGAACAACGCCGCTCGCGAGGGATTTTTAAAAATGCTGCGTATGCTTGGTCTACGCTAATAGAAAATCCAGTATATCAATATTGCTATCAGCATTATGATGGCTAATACTGCCGACACAATATCGCCCAATGTAAGAACAAACATTCTAATACCTCAATCTATCATCGCTAGGCTGCCATATCTTTTGATTAGCTAAATGCCAGCCTGGCGCTTCTGCTAGAATTTTTTGCATTGCCCTAAAAATTCCACGATCGGTAAGGCCAATAGTTCGTAAGTGCAAAGAAAGTTTCGTTAGCACTTTAGCGGCTTCTGCGCCGTCTAAGTCTGCCGGTTTAGCTGTGAATACATAATTGCCTTTATTAACGTATTCGCAAATTAAATAAATCGTATGCTCGTGGAACTTCCAAACTTCTTGCATTTTAAAACCACCCATCAGTATTAATTAGCAGGCTAAGTAGCCAACCAATGCCAATCATTCCGCAGGGGAGGGCAGCGCACCATATTAGGCCACCTACAATACCGCTAACATACCATCCAAGGGCCATAAGCAGTAAGCAAAAGGCGGTAATTGCTACCGCCGCTATTAGTTGCTTTGCCATTGTTTACTCCATAACCTCAATTGAATACACGTCAAGACCGATCATTACTAGCACCGCTATACATTGCTACCTACTTACCTATGTATGCCATCAGTAACGTACACAGTTACGTCAAACGCCACTGTAGTAATTCCCTGGTTGTATTTGTCTGCCACAAAGTTAGCGCCAGCACCGAACATTCCAAGATCTTCCTTACCCGGAACCATAAAGCATGCAAGCCATTCAATTGCTTTCTTGTAGCCTTGAGCATCAAAGCGGTTTTCAAAATTGCTCTTACATTCTTCCGCGTATTCTTTCATCTTCCTCAATCTCCTTATCTAGATCGTTCCCGAACAATTACAATATACCAGCCATTGGCGATTATGTCTAGTGCTTTGGTTTAATTTGTTTGGTTTTTATTCATTGGAAAATGCTATGTATAGAATTGCATTATTTTATTGAGTTGTTCGTGGCGTTGTGCTATAAGGCGGTGGTGTTCATGATCGGGGTACAAGGGGTAGGGTATTAATGGGCGGTGTGTTCATGGTCGGGGTATGAATGGGCGGGTATGAACGGGCTACAAAGGGTAGGGTATTAATGGGTGGTGATGGGCATTATTGGGGTACTAAGGGTAGGGTATTAATGGGTGGTGGTGGGCATTATTGGGTGGTGGTGTGTTGGGTATTAATGGGTGGTGGTGTTCATGGTTGGGTGGTGGTGTGTTGGATATTAATGGGTGGTGGTGTTCATGGTTGTGTGGTGGTGTGTTGTGGATGAACGGGTGGTGGTGTTCAT